GTGCTCGGAGTTTCTGTTTCTTATAACCTCTAGCAAGAAGTTCAGCAAGATCGGGTCTAGTTCCTCGGTCATGGTCAACCAAAACGTCCTCGCGACTAACACTATAATGAAGTGCAGGACGAGTGCCACGCCAAGAGTCAATAACCCGCTTGACGCGATCGTCCGTCGCGGAGATGTACTCTCCCGAGTTAATCCAGTGGTGGTGTAGGTCCAATACAAGAGCCACATGCTGAGCCACAGCCAAAGTAGTGTCAAGTCCATTTGTCATCTCATCATTCTCGATGGTAATTAAATTTCTTGCTTCGGGGCTGAGTCTACCCAGTGTACGCAAGAATTTAGCGGGACCACCTTTACCGCTCAAGTGTACGTTGATCTTAAAGCCGTTGTCGTGCCAGGTTCGACCATAGCCCATCCAACGTGCCATATCAGCGTGATATTCAAATTCTAATATTGAACGTTCTACAATCTCATCTGCTTCGCTTGCTAGTACGCAAAACTGGCCAGGATGAAAGCTCAAACGCACACCGTATTTACGTGCGGCTTCACCAATTGGGGCAAAGATCTTTGCACAGTGATCTTGAATTTCTTGCCGTTGCCACCACGCAATCCAGTTGGGCTCAGTATAGCCCTGTAGCATTTCGCTACCAAGACGTACCATTCTACGACCTTCTGGTAACGTGGCCACACGTTCGATCATCCGCACAGCCGCTGACGCATTGTGATTCATGATGTCCCATTGACGCTGGTCTGCTTCGTCAGCATGTTCGCGGAGCCACCTCATGGTAGTTGATCTGCCGTTTAGGTCACGGTCCACTGCGTTGACTTTCATGCCACCACATTCAGTAGGGTCATTAAGCCACTTGCAACAAAAGCCAATTCGTGTGTTCATATGAGTATTATATACTCATTTGTGCAAAAAGTCAACTTCTTGCTTGCCGAATTAGATCTAATGTGACACAATGAAACCCACCACCAAGAGTTCTACTATGGCGTAGTTCGTGTGGAATTACCCGAAATCGGTAACTTTCCAAAGTTTTGATCAATTCGGTTTGGTGCCGGTCCACAATAACTGTTTCAGGATCTACTACCAACATGTTCATTGCTATCCATTTTGATGCATATGGATATTCGTGAAATCCTTGTGCCACTACATCACGAATCCAGATCTTTTGCCAGCCTTCAAATGCTCGGGGAACATTGTCAAAACTAACACGGCTTGCATTCAACATAACAACACCTTCACGCAAGGGCACAATGGTTGAATCAATATGCACGCCAGCATAAAAATTACATAGTTCAATGCTGGTGTCAGGTGGCAAATTGGCCAACAACCAATAATAAGCCGCTTTGTTGCCGCTGGCGCTTTCCAAGTACAGCATTTTGTTTGGACCAAGACGCAGTATGTTGGCAGCATCTAGTACCAGGTCCTGGTCTCTGGGCATGGTGATTACTTCTGCATCTTCAAGGATGCTATGATAGCATTGTAGTTCCATGTCTCTGCAAGGATACATCATGGCAGTATCAATTACTTTGTCCCCAACAATTAATAGTCTGTCTCTAGGGCAATAGTTGTACATACCATCGTGCGTTTGAAAGTTCATGGGTTCTGGGCGCACAACCACCACACCTAGATCTGTTAGAATCTTGGCTAGACCATCAAGGTCTTCATTGGCTTCATCAATGATCCACTGTGGCACAGGTCCACTGGGCACTGGCGTTTCTTTCCATGAAGTCTTTTCACTTTCCTTGGAGAACACAGGATCGTTTACAGGCCAGTTGGCATGTGTTGCTGATCCTACTACAATCTTCTTTAGTGGATCCCATTCATTGTGTGTGTTTATCATACGTGTCCGGTAATTTGAAGTGTGTATCTATCTTCTAGTCCAAGGTTAGCAGCCGAGTGCGGTGTGTCGTACACCCACTCAACAACTTGCCCCGCTGTCCAATCCACGACTGGACGACCATTAACTTCAAGATAGTGTCCCGATTTCCAATCTTCCATCAACAACAGCGCACGTCGAATTGTGGTCTCTTGGCCTTGTAAATGAAACAGTTCAATATAGCGTTTGTACAAGTCTCTGTGTACTGGCATCACCGTGCCTGTTCTCATGCGATAGAATGCCAATCCGATATCTTTCCAACCCATTTCTGTGTATATGTCAATAAACTTACTGGCCCAGACTGGCAAACGGTGGCGCATGTCGCTTAGATCACCTGTAATTTTGTTAGTGTAGCCTTGATCAATCCACCGTGCCACGCTAACAGGATCGTTAAAAGGCTCCTGAACATAGTCAAGAGTCTTGAACTCATCGTCCCAGAATACAGGAAGGTTATACTTACTGACCACGTGTGTTGCCATAGTGAACAACTTGATACTCTGGTGTAGATGCTAGTTTGCGCCAGGGATCAACAATCACTGATCCTGCCTTGATATCGCAATAGGCCTGTGTGTCTTTTTGTTCGCCTGTGTACTCGTATGTGATCTTGCGATTGTGTGCCCAAAGGAACACAGCAGGTCCTGCGACTTCTGCAACAACTTCGTCCTGGTTGTCTGCTAATGGGTCGACGTACACAACAGGCATGCCTGCTTCTTTGACATAGTGCCCAACTAAGGTTGAGTATGAGCCAATGCAGTATTCCACATCAGGTTTGTAGGCTTTGCCATGAATCACAATAGGCAATCCTGTTTTCTTAGCCTGCTCAACTAGGAACAAGCCCAGGTTCTTAGCTTGAATTTCACGAGCATGCATGATTGTGTCAAACAAATCGTAGCCCACTTTGTAGTGTTCTGCCAACCAACGCAGTGCAATGTTATCACGTGGGTGGCAAGCGCCTGCATCACCCATACCTGCTGTCATGTATTTGGGACCTTGCAATCGCATGGTGCTTCGTGCAAGAGCATTGGTAACAACGTCAACATTGATATTGCCAATCTTCATGGCAAAGTCTTGGATCATGTTCACAATGCCAACCTTGGCTGAGATGTAGGTGTTGTAGAAGATCTTGATAGCTTCGCATTCATCCCAAGTGCCAATTTCGTAGCGTGGGTCGTTGGCCATGATGGTTTTGTACAGTTCAATCAGTTCACCTGCAATGCCCGTGAGCTCGCCATCTTCTGTGCCAATGATAACCATCTCTGGATTGGCCATGTCCCACTTCACACTTCCCATGGCAATCAAATACGGATTGTACAAGAACTGATGCTTGGGGTCTAGCAATGTAATAAACTTGCTACGTGTGGTGCCTGGTAATACTGTGGAGATCAGCACAACCTTCTTGCTGGTCTTGGCATGTTGATTGACTTTGTTGATGGCATCAATCACAGCATCATGCCCAAAGTCCTTGGGGGTCATGTGACTAGAAGGAACTGATCCATCGTATCCTTCAGCGTGTGGTGTTGGCACAGCAATAAAAATCCATTCGCTTTCATTGACTAGTTCGTTAATGTCGCAAACTTTTACAGTGTCACTAGAGCGTGGGTAAATATCATAACCCCGCACTGTGTGCTTTTCTGCCATAACTTCGGCGCAATCAAGGCCAAGTTTACCGATACCGATAAATCCAATTTTTTTCATATATGAGCGTTCCTTTAGATAGATTATACAATCACTTAGACGGTTTATGCAACCATGACATACTAATTTATCGCTTCTATCCGCATGGATCAAAAAAACTTGACGATTTACTACCACTGTCAGACAATATAAACAATCAGGGATGGCAGTGGTTGCTTAAATCGGGTGCTATTTGCCACGATCAAGAACCCTTGTTTTTTGACCAATACAGTAATAACGACATGATGAATCAATTTTTGCAGAACCCGGCAATAAAATTAAATTCAGATATTCTTGGTCGCATAGAATCAGCTATTAAACATCAACACTTGAGATGTATAATTGATTCTCAATACAGCGTGTATGACACAACTCTGTTGATACACAGTGAAAAAAACAGTATCAATTTGGATCAATATGTACAAGCAGGATTCATTGGTGTTTACTGGTGGGCGCATGCTGCCATATCCTGTGACTGGTTTAGATATGCTCAACACGATGCCGCTCTCAAAATCAATTTTGACTCTATTGACAAAGACTTTTTGATTTACAATCGTGCTTGGTCTGGCACACGAGAGTACAGATTAAAATTTTCTGAACTTGTGGTGAATAACAACTTACAAATGCACAGCGTAATGCGATTCAATACAGAATCTGAAGGGAATAACTATCAAACGTTTACTCCTGTTAATCCTGCGTTTAAAATACAACGCACAGACCTGGAGAATCATTTTGACTCATGCTTAGTAGATGCCACAGCCAGTGCAGATTATAACAATAACGATTATCAACACACTGCCATTGAAGTAGTGTTAGAAACACTGTTTGATGATACACGATTGCACTTGACCGAAAAGTCATTGAGACCTATTGCCTGTGGCAGACCTTTTATGTTGGCTTCTGCACCTGGCAGTTTAGAATATCTTAGAAGTTACGGTTTCAAAACATTTGATGGTTATATAGATGAGACCTATGATACTGTTCAAGATCCGTTGAAAAGACTTGTGCTTATTGTGAATGAGATGAAAAGAATATCGCAATTGTCAGCAGAACAAAAACGTCAACTTTGGCAAAATCTCTATGCTATCGCTGATTATAATAAAAAATTATTCTTTGATCAATCATGGCAACAGAGTATTTTTAACGAATTTGTAACCAATGCAAGATCAGCTTTGGCAATGGCAGAACATAACAAAACAGGCAAATACTGGAGAGCATTTTATAACGCCTGGCGAGAATCTCCGGAAAAATTTAATCATATCCCGGTACCCGGACTAATTGACAGCATGTTTCATGCAGAAGAAATTGAACAGCTACTTGGTCAACAGACCAGATTGTCGAAATCTATCTAGTACAGCGGCTAAATTTCCCACAGTATCGGTACCATAGTCAAATGGTAGTATACGACCTTGTTTATTTCTATCTATTAGACAATCAATACCAGCTGGAAAATTATCCGACATTAACATTTCCAAAAAAGAATACTCATATCTAGATTGGTCTGTTAACTGATACTGATTATGTTGGCTTGTTGTCCAATTGCCAAGAAATTCATATTCACTGAACCACTTTAAATTTTCTGTATAGTTCCAAGGAGTTTCTTCAATTAACACATCTAACCATGGATGTTCAAATTTATTTGTTATTAACATTTTAAGAACATTCCAGTCAGATTTAAAAACTGGCATCATGTCAGCAATAAACGAACTATCATGTTGTCTAGGCAAGCCTGTGATGTTTTCAAATACCTGATAGTATTCTTTTGGATGGCTAACATCGTTAACAAATAAATTTAACTTGCCATCTACCACACAATGATATGGTTGTATACAAAATGTGTCGCTGTCGTGAATAAACACTACATCTGCATCAATTTGGTCTAGCATTAAAAACTTTATGGCCTGTTGCAATAACCACGTCCCACGGGTGTCATCTGCAAAATGCCAATGTGTCAATTCAGGATTCTGAGTCACTAGATCATAATCATTGACATATTCAAACCCTTGAGTGTTGATATTGTATTTTTCAAATACTTGTTGTAAGCGTTCTCCCGGCAGCGGGCACACTACATATGTTTTATCAAATTTTGTAAGATTATGATCAAACTGTAGACTCAAACATGCGGCACCAATGCGATGCGCCCCTACCATCAAAACTCGTGCTATTTTCACTCTAGACCCCTATTAATAGATTATTTAGCGGGTGGTGTGGGTTGTTTGTTTGGGGCAGTTTCTTTGGCTTTTTCCAATGCTTTTAAAGTAGCTGGACTAGTGTGATGTGGGTGATGCTGTGGTGGTGCCTTTAGATGTGGCTTTCTTTTGAACCAACTCATGTGTTTTCCTCCCGGGGTATTTACATTTACCCGGAAGTTTTATTTACTAGGTGTTTTTGATCACAGTACCATCCCAGCCATCGGGTAACACTGATTCTTTGAGTGTTTTTATACGTTCTAGTAGAGTTTGGTAAAAACTGTCAACTTCTCCGTTCCATTTGCCCAGTAACGCACCAATGGCTTTTTCGCAATAATCCCAATGTTGTAAACGATAATTTTCAATTACATCTGCATGTAGTTTAATGTGTGCATCGATCAAGGGAAACTCTTGTAATGGTATTTTTTCTACCACACAGTAGGCTGTGACTCGGTTGCCATTGGTATCAATTGTGTCAAGCTCTAACACAGTATAGCTGTTGGGTATTTCTTTAACGGCGTCGCCAAAAATAATGTGCATGTCATTTCCTTTTAAATATGTATGATGACATTTAGCTTTGATTTAATTTCTGATTTACACGTTGACACCTGGCCACGGTTTGACTGGACGGGTATTGCCACTAGCCCTGTTGCTGTGGTTGCAGGAGATATAGCCATGGATCGCAATGATCTAGTAGAAGTACTCACACATTTAGGTAAAAACTATCAGGCTGTGTTTTACATCGATGGCAACGACGAACATACCAATTATCTAAACAACTTGACCTATAGTTATGCTGATTTAGTCACCAGAATTGAACGTATTCCTAACGTGGTATACTTACAGGACAATGTAGTTGTGATTGACGGGGTTGCTATATTAGGCACCAATGGATGGTTTAGTTTTGACTTTGACCTAACAATTGATCCCACCCAAAGTGCGCAGTGGTATCAAAATAATTTTAGCCTGTCAAGTCATGCAGTTAAGACCATTAGTAGAATGGCAAACACCGACGCCCTGTACATGATCAATTCTGTCAAAAGACTACAGACACATCAGGATGTTAAAAAGATTGTGATGGTAACACACACTGTGCCCGATCCTGTGCTGATCAGTCACGACATCAATTTAGAAGGTACCTGGCGATTTAACACCATGGGCAACCAGATGATGCGGCAGGTTCGATCCGTTGATACTGAACGAAAAATACATACCTGGTGTTTTGGACATTATCATAGTGCTGTGGATCAAGTACGTGATAACATACAGTATATCAATCACTGCAGAGGGCGTGGCAATACTGACTACGGACAGCATGTGTACTATCCGCGTCGAATCACTGTGGAGTTTTAGGCCTGATCAGGCTCAAGTTTGATCTGTAGAGGGTAGCTGTTGCTTCTGGCTGCCAGTGTTACTTCAATGCCTTTTTGTTCGGCAATTTCATATGGCAATACCGCAACACATGCTGACCCAGCATTGTGAATGTCTTCAGTAATGGTAAACGCTGTGTCAGTGTTGTAATTAAAAAATTCAATCAAGGTTTCGATCACAAATTCCATTGTGGTCTGGTTATCATTTAGATAGATGACCTTGTACATCGGCGGCTCTTTGAGTTGTTCGCTTGGTTTGATTTTTGTGCGTGTTTCTGATTGTGACATAATTTTCCCTGTTACAGTGGCAGCACCTCGCTGCCACTGTATTTACACTATTATATTAGGAAGTGTAGGTGATAGCAATAGTCTTTGGCTTGGCTTCTTCAGGAACTTCACGGGTTAGGTGAATGCTCAAAATACCAAGTTCAAGATGTGCGCCGGTAATTTCCACGTGATCCGCTAGTTGAAATTCTCTACGGAAACTACGCTCACTGATTCCTTTGTGCAAATATTTTGCAGTAGAATCTTCATTCTCCACAGTTTCGCGGCTGTGTTTGCCTTCAATGACCAAGATTTTTTTATCCTTGGTCACTGATAGATCATCATACCCAAAACCAGCTACGGCCACGGCAATCATGTACTCGTCGTCATTGACTTGTACAATATCATAAGGCGGGTAGTTTGTTGAGCTTTGTTGGGCATTCACACGCATGAGTTCATCAAACATGTTATCGAAGCCGATACCAAATTTAGTGAGTGCGGGAATATCGAAAGATCGAAGGGTGAGAGTTTTTGTCATTTGTTTTCTCCTTTATTAAGCAAGATGACTTGTAATGTAGCCCCACTATGGGCACTACAAACATATTTATACAGGAAATCTCAACTGTTGTCAAGACTTTTCGATGTTTTTTATTGTGTAATCGCATGCAACCCAGGTCATAGTAAAAAGAGTAAAATGCTCCGGGTAATTTAGGCCAAGTCGATATTTCAAACCTTTGGCAACTTTGGTCGTGTAGGGCACCTTGTAGCGCATGGCCCAGGCATTGACTGTGTCTTTGAGATCATCAAAGCTGTCCATGCTTGTGACAATGTCAAACTCTATGTACATTAGAACTGTTTTTTAGGCAACTGTTGTTCGCGTAGTTTTTTATTCCAGCGATTCTTGGCAGCACTTGCTTTGAGTTTACGTTGGGTGGTGGGCTTGGTGTAGAATTCACGGTCTCTAAGTTCGTTTAACAGACCTGTTTCTTGTATTTTCTTTTTGAATTTACGCAGTGCTCGGTCTACGTTGCCATCTGTTACTAGTACTGATCTACCGTGTAATTTTTCCATGGGTCGTTACAATTCCTTTGGACTATTTACCAGGTTTTGATCAATATCCACATGGCTGATGCCGTTGGTACGATAACGTGCTAGATTGTACATGTGTGGCATTAACACCCGTTCTAGTTCACTGTGTAGTCCACGTGCACCTGTTTTGTTCTTTAGTGTGCGTTCAGCAATAAGATCCAAGCTGTCAGATGTAAACTCAAGATCCACTTCATCTTGTTTGAACAACCACTGGTATTGACTCACATAGTTGTGTTTTACTTCTTTGAGGATACGCACAAGGTCTTTTTTGTCTAGTTCTTTGAGTGCGACCCAAGCAGGAAATCTGCCTACAAATTCAGGAATCAATCCAAACCGCACAAGGTCATCCGGCGTGGTTTTATCCAAGTGCAAGTCGCTGGCTGTTTTGCTAGCAACGTCGGCACCAAACCCAATTCCTGTGCCTTGCACACGATTTTTAACAATGTTGTCTAGTCCCACAAATGCACCACCTGCAATAAACAAAATGTTACGAGTATCAATTTCCACAGTGTCGCCACCTGGGTGTTTACGGCCGCCTTGTGGGATAATGCGACACTTGGTGCCTTCTACTAGCTTTAACAATGCCTGCTGTACACCTTCACCAGACACATCACGTGTGATACTAGTACTTTCACTCTTGCGGGAGATCTTGTCAATCTCGTCCACAAACACAATACCACGTTGTGTCTTTTCAACATCGCCACCAGCGGCGGCATACAAGCGACTGATCAAACTTTCCACATCATCGCCTACATACCCTGCTTCGGTTAGACTAGTGGCATCGGCAATAACAAATGGCACGTCTAGATACCGTGCCACTGTGCGAGCCAGTAATGTCTTACCGGATCCTGTGGGACCAAGCATGAGGATGTTGGCTTTTTCAATTTCGGTATTGACATCTTTGTTGCGAATACGTTTGTAGTGATTGGCAATTGCCACACTCAGCATGACCTTGGCTGCATCCTGGCCAATAACATACTGATCAAGATGATTTTTAATTTCTCTTGGGTCAAGGTTGGCTTCTTCAGATTTTGCTTCTGGTTGATCTACTAGCAATGTTTGGCACAGGTCCACACATTCGTTGCATATAGCAACTTCTTCGCCCACAATAAGTTTAGTTACTGCATCTTTGTGTTTGTTGCAAAAACTGCAGGTGCTGAGATTTTCAGTTGATTTCATGTGTTATTTGTTTTAGTTTGTAAACGTTGCGCCACTTGCTCTTGTTCACCTGGATTTAAAAGTTCAGGATCATATTCACCAGTAGCAATTTTATCAATCAAATGATCAATGTATGCTGTATCGTAAGTATAGTTATCTACTGTAGATTTGTCAACTAAAATCCATGTGTCGCCATTGAATTTGTACAGTTGGTTTGGGATCACATCTGTTTTGACAAAACTGTCGCCACGCTCGGGTGTTGATGGAAATGTAGGACCAAAGCTAGAGTTTGGAACCGGTTTTAAATACTGTAACCAAGGTAGTTCAGTGATCATGTGTTTGGCCAATTTGATACGTTGATTTTTTAGTGTATCGTCTGGATTGAGAGTTTTCCAAAGGCTCTTGGCTTCTTTCATTTCGGGAGTATCTTCGGGATCAAACGGATCAAAATCAATTACTTGCCTTGTGGCGGGCACAGATTCAACTGGCTCTATTACGGACTCTGACTTGGCAACCATGGGTTTGAGATTTTCAAAATGCACAAATGGTTTGTCTAAGTAAGCATGTCGGCTACGGTCAAACTCTGTTTTCAATTCTTCAACTTCTTCTTCAGTAGAAGGATATGTTGTTGTGGTAGTGTTGTACATCCAACCTGGGGGCGATGGGTCTGTGCGTATCATCCAACTGGGTTTGTCGGCGGTCTCTTTTATCTGCTCAATTTGTTCATCAGTTAACGGGCCGTCATCTGGAGGGTAGGCTGGCTCGTCATGCACAAACCCGCCACGTCCTTGTCTAGCCCATTCAAACTGTTTGTTGGCAGCCAGAATAAGTGTAAGTGCTAGCGGATCAAACACCAGCACAATCATGATAATAACAAGACGTACTGCTTTTTCCAACACATTGGCATCGGGATTATCTCCATACACCAGTGCGGCAATGTATTTTACAGGACCAACCTCGGCTTCAATCTTGCGGAACTCTGCTGCCAACGGCGCTCGTTCTTCATTAAGCGCAGTAATTGTTTTCTGCTCGGTTGAAATTTCAGCAAGGAGACGCCCACGTTCCTTTTGTTGAGCCCTACGGAGAGCCACGGATTTATCTGCCCCCGTTTCTGATGTACTCCGGCCCATGACTTGGTCAACTGCCTCGTCCATTTGTTTAAGCGCCTTGCGATTGACATCTATGTTCTCCCGAGCAGTTTTAATTTTTTCATCATATATAGCAACCTTACTCATAGAGTCGCCTGACACTAGGCTTTGGTCACTGTGTGCCTTTGACAGGTATCCAAAGATACCCATTGATGTCAACAGCATAAGAAATGCCACTGCTGGAATTAGATATGCTTTGAATGCCCAGCCGGCTCGTTTCCAATTGTTGTGCAACCACACAGTGGCCACAATCTTGCCAAGCTCTAAACTGCCACCCATGATGATCACAGGGATTGCCGCCGCAGAGAAGATTGCAACTAGGCCTGCTACTGAATAATAAGCGGCTACCACGCTCAGTAGCAGAGCTGTGGCCAATATGCCGAAACCAAATATCATAGTGTTTATTTACCGGGATTTTTTATCACTATCACAGCATGCTTTACCGCACACCAAGTAGCAAAAGACGGATCAGGCACTTCAAACCAAACGTGGTTTTCAGGTCTATTTCTTTCCCACACAAACTTTTCCAGTCTACGTTTGACTCTAGGCTGACTGCGCCAGCCATCTCGGCCATATAGTGTGGTGGCCTCTTTCATGATTGCGTACCAAGTTTCGGTATCACGCAAATCAAACCAAATACGGTGCATGACCAAGGGCGTTGATTCAAGCAAATTGAGTGACGCAGACATGCTCGACGCAGTGGTCTCTGTTTCAACAGACATTAAAAATATCCTTTCACTGTGTAATCCCTATGAGCATACCCCCGGGTATCAACCGGGTTTTAGACGAATCCAGGGACAGTGTCGCAACCTATGTGACTTACGTTCACATGCCACGGTATTAGCAGGCCTAGGAACCCCACCAAACCATTGAACAGCACCATCTTCCTGATCATGCTCTATAATTATAACAACATGATCTAGTATTGTCAACAAGTTTGGCTAACTGCTAATCTGGAAAGGGCCAGTTGTTGCTGGCGGCAGGGCGAGATTTTAATTTGATATTTTCTTCAATCACAGTGCCATCGTCTTCACACAGGTCAACTTGATATGGTGCAATGATGTGTACTGCGGCATCTTCTTCTGACCAATCATGCTCGCCATCATACAGCCAACCTGCTCCACCTTCGTAGTATGCTTCTTTTAACTCTTGTTGTTCAAGTTCGGTGATGTCGTCACTAAACTCCCACTCAATGCTGACACTGTCATCAAACTCACAGCCCCAACCACAATCAGTTCGAGCATAGGCTACTGTATCACCTTCCCAAGGAAGATTGCAGTCTAAGTCGCCTTCAACAAAGCCATGCCCCCAACGATAGGTTTCGTCAATGTTAAACCAACTAATACTATCGTCGGGATTTTTACGATACATTTCTACATGGTAGACAATGCTTTTTTTCTCCAGTGGTTTAATTAGATATACGGTGGACATGTTTATTTCCGGTCACCAAACAACTGCAACAAGTTTAAAAACAAGTTGATAAAGTCCATGTACAAGGTCAGTGCTCCACGAACTTCTGCTGAATCACTGGTTTCTACTGAAAGTTCTTCACGAATCTTTTGTGTGTCATAGGCAGTAAGTCCCAAGAAGATGACGATAGCCAATGCTGAGATTACCATCTGCATCACTGTTGATCCAATGAAGATGTTCACAATGCTGGCAATCACAATAGCAATCAATCCAACAAACATAAACTTGCCAACACTATCCAAACTCTGCTTGGTAAAGTAGCCATAGCCACTCATGACGCCAAACAAGATGCCTGCACCCATGAAGGCACTCACAATTGATCCCATGGTAAACACAGCAAAGATCATCGAAAAGCTCAGCCCCATCAATGCCGCAAATCCATGCAGGCATAACTGTGCCACAGCCTTGCTAGGATTGTTGGCCAGCACATAACCCACACCAAAGATGGCTGCCAAGGGTGAAAAGATCACAATCCATTTCAACCAGCCTGTAAAAAAGAATGCCAGTAACTCGGGACTAGAGCCCACAAAGTAACTCACAAACATTGATACAATAACAGCAAGACTCATGTGTCCGTACACACGACCCATTGCTGAGTTAACTTCGCTTGCAGAACGATACGCACCACTATTATAAGTTGTTTCAAACATGTTATTCATCCCTTTCCATTTCTGTAGTTTCCTTGATCAAGGCCTGCAGTTGTTCCAGAGTAGGAACCATGAGTTTGACTGTTTTGTAGTCGTTCTCACTGTCTCGGCCCGATACTTCAATCATGTACGCATTGTCATACATGTACACTGTGAACGATTCGTTGACCTTGGTCAACTTGTCGCTGATTTTATTTACTGTTTTAGTCTTTGCCATGTGGTTTTCCTATTGTTTCTGGTGCATGATCTAATGCATCGGTGTATTCATCACGATAAAAATATGCATCTTCATCGTCGATAGTAACTGTCAAGTCACTATGTCGTAAATCATAATCAACAAAATTATGATTGTCATCGTACACACGGAACACCGTCTGTCCTGTAAAAATCTGAATCAGGTGTCCGGTGACACCGTTGGCTGATTGTGCTTTCATACTATTGATATTCTTTGTTCAATTTAACATTGGTCAAACTAGCAACTGTTTGAAACTTGTCCCAGGCATCTTTTGCCGCAGGATTGCGTTGTAATTCAGAACTTGGTAACACTGCCTCTAACCAAATTTCCGGACGACGTGCAGGGTAGGCTCCAAACTTACGTGGCTGATGAAACTTGCCCTGTTTCCATAAGTCAATACTGACCTGTCGAAACTTGTGTTCGTCTTCGGCTGGATAATCCATCCACTCGTGGCCACCAAATATGCCTCCAAGTGTTTGCCCGCCTCCATAATCATTCCATATTCCCGACCATTGAGTGTCATCGTTGGGATCAAAGTCAGTGCGGGCAATGATAACCAACACATCATCAATGTCTACTTTGCCATCCACAATGTCTCGTACACATCGACTGTAACTGAGTCCAATTTTCAAAGTTTCTCTCCTGCTTCAAACCCACGGAATCTCACAAAGCGAGGGAATCTCAAGCTGTATGATCCGTCTTGGTTTTGTGTAACTGCGTCCGCTTCAATCTCAACCACCCGATCAAGAAGCTCATTGCGAGCGGCCCAATACTCATCGCGATTGCTATCAGACAAACCGCTACCAACATTAACACGAATAGTTCTGTCATTGTCTTCTCCTTCACAGATTATAGCACCCAGTCGGCCCTCATTGCGACCAGTACCTTCTTCAAAACCCACAATATTGAGATCAACAGTTATGGTGGGTTTCCATTTCATCCAAAAGTCACTACGTTTACACTCATAAGGTGCATCCATTGATTTGATCATGATACCTTCGTAGCCTTCTTCTACTGAAGCTTCGGCAAACCTACGCATGACATCGTGTCCTTCTGCTGTGTCCAAGTTCACATCCATACCAGGCATCACACGCACACAACCGTTCTCAGGCAAGAATGCTTGAGCACGTTTCAGCAGGTCAATGCGTTTGTGTTGCTGTAGGTTGCAGAATCCTTCGCGGAACTCTGTTAGCGGCAAAATATCAAACACATGATAAACCATGTTGTCTGTCTTGGCATTGCTCTTGCGCTGAGCCTGTTTCATCAAGTCCTGAAAACTCTTGCCCACAATCTCACCATCCAACACAAACTGTCCACCAAAGGCAGAATCACGCTGGAATGCCTTGCGATGTTCTTCGACAAAGTCAGCAATCTGTGGGAAGTTCTCAAACTCTTTGCCATTGCGGCTGTACAATGTACAAGCAGATCCATTCACAACTGCCAACACACGTACACCATCCAGTTTGACTTCCAGGCGTTTGATGCCTTTTAGCTTCTTGGGCTGATCAGTTGAGTCTTGCGCCAGTTGGCAACTGAACACAGGAATCTTCCATTCAGTCTTGCCCAGTACTTTGTTTAGAGTTTTCTCAGAGATACCGCATCTCAAGTCCTTGATCAACACCCGTCGAGCCAAGTTATTCCACTCGTCTGAGTCAAACATTTGACTGCAAGTTTCAATTGCCTCTCTTGCACGATTGCCGGTGATGCTACGGGTGCGTAGGCTTTCCAACAACGCCCAAAATCCAGGCCAGTGATTTGGTTGGTCAGTCAAACCCTCAGTCTCAGGCACTTGCCGGATGCCAAACACATAGAAAGGATTGTAGGCTTGATAGCAATTGAACAAGAAAGCCTGTGCATCTGCTGAGCCTAACTTGGATGCCATCAAGGCCTTTTCGATTGTTTTTTCTTTGTGTATGCGGCTGTCCGAACTTTCTAAGTCGCGGATCCAACCTGCTGCCATTACACCCGAGAACCTTGGGTCTGAGAAGTTTGTTTCATTCATATATTTAATCCGTTACCATGAACTATTATAAAACACTTTTAAGCCCATGAACAACTCGGCTCGGGCATTCTTAATAAACTCAAGATCGTCTTTACGGTAGTGCTCGTCTGCATCGTTTCCAAAAAAGAATCCTGATGTACCGGGCAAGGTGCCGGCAATGACATCAAGCTCTAGTCGTTCAAGATCATCATATGTTAGTTCTAGTTCATCACCATTGAAGTCGCCTGAGTTGCCTTGACTCTCCCACAACTGTTGCATCCAGCCATGCAGGTTAGGATGCTTACGCCAGTAGGCAATCTCACGTGGCCGGGTCACAGTAGAGGTGATCTCTTTTGAATCATTGTCCCAGTTGGCGGCATCGTAGTATTCTTTTTGTTGGCCTGCACGAGTAGCCACGTATGCATACATATCAAGACCCACGTCTAACTCCTTTTTGGTACTGGTACTCACGTTTGAGCCACCATTTGTATTTTGCAAAATATTCTGGCATGGTCATTCTAGGCTGACCCCAGCCATCATTCTCTTCACAATTGTCTCGCCATACATCAGCAAGCCAGGTGCGAAACGGCTTGACTGTCATGCCGCCTCCAGCATGTTGGCCGGTACATTGAACAAGCCGCCAGGTGTATTAACCAGCACAAATTTAATTTTGACTTTGCGCACAGTGCCAACGTATGTTAGGCCGTTGCGGTTGCTGGTGAACTTTACGGAATCACCAATTGAAAAAATACGTTTCTTTTGTTGGGTGAGTTGTGCACGGGCAAACTTCACAGCATCAATCACCGTAGACAGTTCGTCATTGGTGAGATTACTAAACATGATAGCAGAGTTAATTTCTTTGACGTTCATTTCAGGCTCCTTTTAGTTACTATACAAGTATTATAGCAGTTTGGGAATTGTTGGTCAATCAAACTTATACAGTCTGGTCTGCTACCAGTCGACGAATGCGTCGACCCATGTCCTCGGGTGTGTCGCCTTTGCCAGTGAGCATGTAGGCAGTGTATTCTACCATGTCGGCCTGTTTGAACTCTAGTGCAATGCCCAAGTTCTTGAAAACAAGGTTAACTTGCTTCAAGGTCTCTTCCACTGTTTTTTGCACAATGTCCACATGCCCAGGATCGATTTCGTCATCGTTGTAGCCAACTTCGTTCTCTAAAACTTTGTGGAGGGCCAACTGGTCATCCATAATGCAGAACTTGCCAAAAGCCTTGTTTAAGATTTCGTCGCCAAAGTCCTCAATGTGCTCACCAATATCGTTAGTGTCGATCCAGGAAAGTTCTGTCTGTTTTGTGTATGTATGCATTTCAGGCTCCTTTTAGTTACTATACAAGTATTATAGCAGAATGGGATTTATTGGTCAACCGAATTCGTACATGTATTGAGCCACTGTGGGATCCAGTTTCACAAGGTCTTTTGCGGCCGCTGTGAGCTCACGATAGCGTCGGTTGACTTCTGCACGGGGCAATTCACCATCACAAGAAAGATTTTCGGGGCTCAGGTCCGAATCAATCATTTCAGCCACACGCTTGCGGCCTGCGGCAGTTTGAATTTCATACACGGGTTCTGTGCGCTGGCCTCGGAACAGGCTGGCATAACGGTTTTTGTTGTCAATAAAAGTGGTAAGTGCTCGCATCGCTAACTCCTTTTTAATTACTATACAAGTATTATAGCAAAAGGGGAATTAATGGTCAACCAAAAGAATGTGGCTAAAAAGCCACATTTTTGAGTGAATTTTGGTCACATAGCGCCACCACCACCACCACCGCCACCATCACCACCTCCGCCACCATCGCCGCCATCTCCACCGTCACCATCGCCACTGCCATCTCCGCCATCGCCGTCTCCATCCCCGTCTGCGTTGCCATCAGTGGAGGCATCATTGGAGGCATCATTGCTATCAAAGCCGCCCGGTGACGTATCACCGTCCATTACCAAGAATGTTTTCGATACAGGTGCTATTCCTGGAAATATAACTGTAAACGGCCAAGTTCCACTTGCCAATGCTGTTCCAGTTACTACGTCTCTACCACTGGTATCGGTTGTGCTTGTGCCCGAGGCCCAGGGCAACACATATGAATAAGTTGTCGACGGCGGCCCAACCACTGCTAACTGTAACAGCTGGGTGACATATACCGAATCAACGTTAGCATCAGCTGATCCTGGAGTACTGATAATACCCGGGAACCACCCTTGTTGTTCAACAACAGCCACTACCACTGTGGGTGCAGACACAATTGGAATGGCACCTGTTGCGGAACCAAATTTTGGATTGATAGTTGGCTGGCCAGCAGTGAATGTCATAGTGGCCAGGCCAACTTGTGCTATGTAAAAGCTAGGAACTTTATAAAATAATCCGCCATAGTTTGAGGCACCGTCACCAGCAAAAGTACCCGGGTATCCTGGAGGATTAGGATAAGACGTACCATCAATATTGTTGTCCAAGAAGATAATAGTAGGATCAAATCCATCTAGCCCAACACTGGGACGTATTCTTAAATTTACCCAGAAATCAGTATTGACCAATAGCTGAGTTGCTGGCAATGCAGGGTCGTAGCCCAATGGCATAGAATCATCATTTGCATAAAAGCCCAGTACTTGAACAATAACTTGAGGTGGCGTAATTGGTTCATCTAGAACTTTTTCTCTTGCTTCAGTGCCGCATGAATAGTCTGTAGAATTTGCATTACCCGGAACTTGATATATAGCAACCGGTGGCAATGCCTGTGGTGGCAATGTGTTGTTCACAAGTGTTGCTTGATTTTCTGCTCCGCGAGAATTAAGATATCTCACAGTGCCGCGAGTGGCTGGTTCTACTGATGCCACTATAGCCGCAGGAATTCCTGCAGAATCTTCTTGATTCTCAGGCCATACACTAGGCACAATGTTATCGTGTTTGATACTCATGTTTTGTCCATTAGTGCGTTGTTGCGACCTTCTCGCAGTGATCCTAGTATGGCCTGTCCAGCCTCTGTTGCGGCATTGGCCACTGATGAAAGATAACTGCTTTGTCCACCTATTTGCGTGTCTAGTCCCGCTGATGCCAGACCACTCATAAAACTAATAGTAGATTGTTGACTGCCCGATGTTAGATCAGCAAACACCAGTCCTGCTTTGGTTTGATTGGTGTATTCATACACGTATTGCTCGCATATGGCGTTGACACTATTGTTCAATGATGTGGTAGCAGAAGGATATGTAGAAATCAAACTTGCTATCAATGTGTTTGCTGCCGGTATTAGTCCTGATGTAAAGGCATCGTTACCACTGCCATATGTGCCGGCAGCAGGACCGCTTGGAATAATAATTTGTCCTGGATTCAATGGGTCATCGTACACGCCTTGCACTGTCAACAACATTTGATTGTACAAACTGGTCAACGCAGAAATATTCATGTTATACAGTGTGGCAACTATATTCTGTATTGAATTTTTTGTAACAGTACCAACTGCTGATCCCAAAAAATCCTGCATGGTAAACGTGCCAAACTCGCTAGTGCCCGTGGCAAATGTATCTTTGTAATATGTTGTTACTGTGTCTGGCACAGGTTTTGTAACATCTTCAACTAGCGGTAGACCTTTGAGTGTTTCCATGTGTTATCCTAACAATGCTGTGGCCACTCGTGGCAAGGTGGTAGTAGAAATGCCGCCTACATTCTGTAATCCTGCTTGGAATGCTTTGTTTACTACTGCTTGATCCGGGGGTATTATCTTGGCCAACTCATCGCAACCTGCAGGAAGCACAATTGCTACACTGCTATTTAATGCCGCTTGCACTTCGGGATTTACCGATCCATCAGGATTAAACACCAAAGTCACGCCTGCTGCCGACGGTACTGTTAATGATATCCAACTTTCAGGTAGAATCTTTTTTAAGTCCAGCAAATCAGCCATGGTGTTGATGTTAGGAGTTACCACCCCGAGTACATCTAGCACATAACTCAAGCAGTCTGCATCAATTGCGGCCATGGCCTGGTATGCTTTTTTCTGCAGAGCATTGAATTCATTTGTTGATAGTGTTCTGGTGCTGGCATCTGGGGTACACAATGATATAATATCGCTTTCAGTCAGTCCGTACTCTGCTAATTTCAGTGCCACACAACTCAATGTGCCTGCTGTGATCTGTCCTTCGTCGCTGAGTTGTTGTAACACAGCCGCTGGCGTGCCAAAGTCATCTAGGTTGGCTAGGTCGATTGCGTTGCCAAGTTGTGCAAGATCTCTGCCGAGACATTTCAATGCCAGGTTTATGCTGGTAAATTGGCCAGTGATCAAATCATTCATTGTGGTGAATGTAGGGCCAAGATATGTAGTAGCATTCACAGCACTTTGTATCAGTTCGTTTGTTGTGCCTCGGTACCCCACAACAATCTGATATGCTTGGCAGAAACGATCAACCTGGCCATCACCAAGATACAATGCGGCATTGTTGGCCACTAGATTACCGAACCCACCAGTCTCTGTTGCGGGTATCAAAGGATTAACTCCTGCATATGCAGAAGGAATGCTGGCACCAAGTGCAGGGCATGTGGTGTTGCCCAGTGTTTTTAAACTTGCAATCACTCCAGCATTTAGTCCAAAGGCTGGACCAAGCGAGATTGTGCTCATTAGGTCTTCAACAAACGGCAATGAGTTGTAGGAACTTATTGCATTGGTTAATGATGTAGGAACCGTGATACCTTGATTTTGTAGCAGACCAGCACCAGCAATCAATTGCAATGGTGTGTATGTACCTGGTTGTCCAAATCCCGAGCCTGCCATTATCCAGCCCTTACATCGCCACTGCCGCCAGTGCGAGAGTGACCACAGGTGTCAGCATTGCCAGCAACACTGATAGGTTGACCTTCAATTCGCACACTGCCAACTCCTCCGGCAGTTTTTGGGCCACCGTGTGGACCTTTACCATGCTTGCTCACAGCCAAGTTGATTGTGGCAGTGGGGATTCCATTGGTTCTTACAGAACCTACTCCTGAGAGTATTTTCCCACCGCCTGTGTCTAAATCACCTTGTCGCTGTACTGCTGGCATATTATCCTAGTATGAGTTTCTTTTCTGGTACTTTGATACCAGTTGTTGCTTCTAGATATTTCATCCTAACTGAATCATCAGTCTTGGATACCAAAGAAACACTGTTAGTATTTAACCGGATTTCTTCCTTGGGATCTGCGGTAAACAAACTGGGCACAAGTCCCATGCCCTGCGGTCCCGGAGCAATGCTCACAGGCTCTTCTAATACAATCCAGTCACCGCCTGATTGCTTTACTTTGGCTACCATTTCCTCGCCTGAGTTCATTTTGAATGTGTATACCTGATTGGGTTCTAGTGCTAGTTGTGTCATTAGACGCTTTCTGTTAGTTTTGCTTTGAGTTCTGTAAATCCACCAATGAGTTCTCCGTCAAGGATAATCTGTGGTACTGTTCGTGCTGAGGGGATTGCTTCAAGCAATTCTTCTTTGGTATATCCGTCTCCAATTTTGCGTTCTTCAAACGGAATACCTTTTTGTTTTAACAGTGCCTTTGCTTGATCGCAATAGGGGCAGTGGTATTTGCTCCATAAAATAGCTTGCATTTTTATTTTCTTTCTTTTGATTTATCGTAGGTCTTGGCAAAGATGTCTGTTTTAACAACGCCATAATCACCTGGACCATGTTTGACAATGTAGTCATTGCCCTTGGTATATTCTAAATTGCCCCATGACGCTTTAACAACCCCGTCATGGTCAGCAAGTCTAGCCACCTTCATGATCTTCTTGGGTGTAGCTGTGCCATCACCGTTGTCGTCGTAGTAGGCCGAGAACTTGATAGGACTTACAGGATATTTTTCACCTTTGGGCCCGGTAATAATCTTGTGTCCCACTGTGTAAGCCACAGGTCCCTCTAGTGTGTCTACTGTGCCATTGTCAGTGGCAGTCTCGTAACTAATAGGAGTGGGATGTTTGTAGGTTTCAAACCCACCTTGTGCAAACCAATTGTCGTCAATCATAATTCTGGTAGTTCCTCGTAGTTGATGTTGTCGCTCATGATACCGATAACATAGTTAGTTGATTCATTCTCCTGCAGTGCAGTTTGTTTCTTGCTGGTGTCAACATGTTTGTTGAACCAAGGAATAGGTGTTGATTTAGGTGCGGGTTCCATGTACTTGATACCAATTTCGTTCAGTGCGTTCTTGGCAGTGAAGTCCACAAAGTCTCTCAAGATGTTGGCGTTGAGTCCAATTACAGGACCAAACTTGAACAAGTAGTCAGCCCATTCTTTTTCTTCACGAATCACATCTAGGTACAGTTGGTATACTTCACGTTCGCATTCTGCTTTGACGGCAGCAAAGCGAGGATCCTCTTTCACAACTTGATTGATCAAGAACGCAGTCCACTCCTTGTGCAAGATTTCGTCCTGCAAGATTAGTTGAATGATATTGCCGTTGCCAATAAAGATCTTGTTTTCTACCATGGCCAGGCTTGTGGCAAATGATACCATAAAGCGGAATGCTTCAAGAGCGTAGCTGGCATGTAATGCCATGTAAATTGCTCGGACATGTTCTTTTTCTGTAACTGCTTCACCTAGCTGTTTGCGACAGTTGACCATGTGCAGTTCTTCGTAGTAGTTGCCCACACTTGATGCCATGTCTACAATTTCTTTGGTGTCGTGAATGGTGTTGAACACATCCTTGGGCACGTTGTAGATGTTGCGAATGATGTGACTGTAACTGCGGCTATGGATGTTGGTTTCAAAAAATGTCCAGTTGTAAACCAAGGCTTCTAGTTCGGGCAAACTCACCACAGGTGTAAAGATTTGACTTGGGCCACGACCTTGTAAACTATCCAGTGCTGTTTGACGCAGTAGGTTTGATGTAAAGATGTGTTTGACAGTGTCTGACGCATCTTTAAAGTCTTGTGAGTCCTTGGTCAACGAGATCTCTTCAGGTATCCAGAAAAACCCACGTGCCTCTTGCTCATATTTGGCAATCTTGTTGTACTTGACTTCTTCAAAGCGTTGAATAGTTACAGGACCTGCAGGATCTAGGAACATCTTGCGATTGAGATAGTCTGTTTTTGTTTTTAAATTGTATTGTTGTTTACTCATTTTAATTACCAGTGTCTGATTGTGTTGGCTATAATAAAGCCACAAGTTATAACATGTATTATAACCCAAAACGTTTTGAAGAACAAGGCTATTCGAGCTTCCTGAAGAGTCAGTATAGGCACATCAGGGCGATCATGATCTGATTCGCCCATCAAGTGCCCAGTGGCTCGTGCCCATATCTTTTCTAGACTGTTCACAGTTTACAGCTTTCGCAGTCTTCCTCAAGATCAAAGTCAATCTCCTCCAGTGGAGCGGCCTCGTCGGCTTTTTGTTTTGATCCTGCTTTGTTGATTAGACTGTAGTAGAATGTTTTCAATCCCCAGTAGTGTGCCTGCATCAAGTTCTTGGCAATCAGGGTTGTGGGGACTTTACGGTCAGCAAAGTGTGCAGGGTTGTAGAATGTGTTTGTGCTAATGGACTGATCAATGTAGGCTGCTAACACAGCCGCTGTCTTTAAGTATCCGTCACAGTCTTTCTGTGCCCACATCTGTTGATACTTGTTTTTCAACTTGTGATATTCAGGCACCACCTGTGTTAGTGAGCCTGCCTTGGATTCTTTTACAGAAATGAGACTCATGGGCATTTCAATACCATTGGTTGAGTTGATTACTACAGAGCTACTCTCCACAGGAGCAATGGCCATTTGTGTGGCATTGCGCACACCATAACTGCGCATCTCTGCACGTAGGCCTTCCCAATTCAGTTCAGGAGTAAAGTCTGTAAGTTCGTTAACACCCTTGGCCCGTAGTTCCCAGGGAAAGACGCCTTTGCCATAACGTGTTTTATCAGAGTCTTTGCAACGGCCACGTTCCTTGGCCAGCTCAACTGACGCTTCTGTTAGGTAGTAGGCTTGGTGTTCCATCCACGTCTTGACTTCAGCCAGGGAGTCTCGCTCTCCGTACTGGAGGCTTCGCTTGGCGTGCCAGTAGGCAAGGTTGGTGACTCCGATTCCCAGTGGTCTAATTTCGTCGTTGGAGAGTTTAGACTGGATGGAAAGAAAATCTTGATAGTCAAGAATGTTATTGAGGCTACGATGCAGTATGCGGCAAGCACGGCGCATGTCTTCTGGGTTACGGAACGCACCCCAATTGATTGAGCCCAGTGTGCAAAGTGCAATACGACCAGACTCGTCATCCAGACGTTTAAAGGATTTAGTAGGTAAAAGAATTTCACAGCAAAGATTACTCTGGTAAATTGTATGATACTCAGGATCAAATGGTCCTTGATTCATAACATTGTCAACAAACACAAGATAGATACGTCCTGTATCTGTGCGTTCTTTTAAGATGCCCGACTTAAATACTTCTTCGGCGCTCATGGTCTTTGTTCTTAAATCAGTACGCTTTTCGTATTCGCAATAGAGCTGTTCAAACCGTTCTGTGTTTGAGTAGAAAGCCTCATATAAATCTGGAACTTCATTTGGATCAAAGAATGTTATTTGTTCTTTGTTTTTAAATCGTCTCCAGAAGAAAGCACTAAGCACAACCCCATAATCCATATGACGCACTCGGGTTTCTTCTGTTCCTTGGTTGTTCTTAAGTACAATAAGATCATCAAACTGATGATGCCAAATAGGATAAAAAACAGTAGCACTTGCATTACGAATACCTCCCTGTGAACATGATCGTAAATCACCGAACCATTTTTTCAGGAAAGGTATCATACCTGTGTGCATAATCTCACCACCACGGATGGGACTACCCAACGGACGCAATCGTCCAATCTCTAAACCAATGCCTGCACGTTTGCTGGCATACTTGGCCATCATTTCCCCGGACGCGAAAATACTGTCCAGATCATCATCCGAGCGAATAAGAACACAACTACTAAACTGTTTAGTAGGCGTTCCCAAGCCGGCAAGGACTGGAGTTGCAAGAGTGAAGAGTCCATCACTGGCTGCTTGGTAATACTCTTTGATGTAGCGCATTCTCGCTGAGTTCGGTTCTTCTGCGTGAAATACAGTAGCGGCCGCGACCATGTATCTAATTTGTGGAGTTTCATATATTTGTTTAGTACTACGGTTCTTGACCAAGTACTTCTCTATTAATTGTTCAATTGCCGCATATGAATATGTTTCGTCCTTGGAGTGATCCAGCATGTCGTTCATGCGATTCCAATCTTCTTCCGAATACCACTCTAACAATTCAGGAGTGTATAATCCAGTGGCCACATTGATTTTTACTATTTCATACAGGTGCGGTGGAGTATAACTTCCGTACACATCTTTGCGTAACATACTGAGTCTTTGTTTGCCTGCAACAAACTGATAGTTGGTGTGCCCTACATCAGGATTTGATTCCACATCAATGAGGTCTACTATGGCTCTTAGTGTGATTTCGTCAATTTCTTTGGTGGTAATTCCATCGTAAAAATGCAACTGTGCTTTAATCTCTACCATGCTCTGACTTACGTCTGCTGTGCCTGCACAGATTTTGGCAATTTGTGTCTGCCACTTTTCCAATGCCAAAGGCTCCCGCTGCCCTGAGCGTTTTACAACTGTTATTATTTTCATTCTACTCCTACTTTATTTGTAGTTTTATTTGGTTTTGTGTTATCTGATGTCGTGTCTTTTTGGGACTCTGGTTGATATTTACGACAGTGTCTCGGTCCCAATTCAATATATATTTCTCTTGAGTTGTCAGGACTAAATTGTCGCTATCTGCCTCTACAAGCACCGCGTCTTGCAGATCTGGTCTATCAACTATAGCTATAGTATACATGATTCCCAGGCCGCGAGCAAGAGAACAGTAAGTGTTATCTTCAAGTAGTTGCCAAGGATCTGGCCAATTTGCTCGATCATCCCAGTGCAAATGGTAAGGTTGCCAAGGGGTGTTGAACCACCATGTGTTGATGTCTTTTACCACAACATCAACATCTCCGATTTCACAGCGGCGACGAAGTTCTGACCAGGAGGCGAGTCTCTCGCCAAATGTTTTGGGCCACATTAAGATAGGTGTGTGATTGAATATTTAATTGTACCATCATCACCGGTGCTGGATGATGTGTAAGATACAGTTACATTGCCGCCTGCGGCAGCGGCAGATAGTGTGATTCCAGTTGAAGAATTTTCTGCATAATCATCTGAATAAGTGAATCCAGTACCAGATATAATACTCATTGTACCACTTCGATAGCTGGCGCTTCTTGTGATAGTATAGTCAACGTTGAATGCCACAATGGGATCACTCAGTCCTGTGTTGACCACAAACAAGTCTTCTGTTGTGGCATCTGTTAACACATCTGCTACGCCGGTGGTACGAGTGTACTCACCCAGTTGCATTTGATTAGCAATGGTGTCATTGGCTGTGCCGTCAATAATATAGCTGATGCCACGAATGTTCATGCCCAGCACAACAGATCCGGTGTTGTTTAATGCAATGCGAGGATGACTGACTGAATCAGCAGTTGTGCGTTCAAATAGATCACCAACACTGATATTGTTGTCAGCATCTATGTCAATTATTGGCCGTGTTACAATACCTAAGAATATGTTGCCAACATCATAGAAAATGTTGTATGCAGATGCATTTAGTGTGGCACCTGTGATCACAATGCCTTCGTGATAGATATTGTCAAAAATGTTTTCTACAATTCTCACTCCTGTTGGTTCGGTGTCCAACATAATGCCCTGGAACAATGTGTCAAAGTATCCATTGCTAATTGTACAACCCTTGATCACATTGGCAGTCATGATACCATAGGTTGCTCCACTAAATTTACATCCAGTAAAATTAACTTGTACACACGGCAAACTTGGACTGCTGTTAAAATGCACACACGCCAATGCGTCTAGTTCTGTGTTGCCATCAGCCGTGGTAAACGGTCCTTGAAAATTCACCTGCTCAAAACTCACTTGACTGCTGCGGTCAACCAAACACACATTGTGTAGCACTGTGGTTCCGTTGCCTTGATTGGCAGTTTTTACTGCCATGTTAATCATTTCAATATTTTGTGGCGGGAGAGCACCATTGGTACCAATGCTTGCTCCGGTTTGCTGTAAACTGTCTGCTGTTTGTATCACATACTCTGGCAAGTCTTGTTGTTCCCAATAGGTGGTGTTTGTTGGGGCAATAGGACTTCCTGGACTGGTAGGATCTTCAGCTGGTACTACTGACTTAGATCGATAATAGTTGCCATTAACTGTGTAATAAACCATTACACCCGACGCATATGGTGTCAATGTCACCCAGTCGTTGACCTGGAAACTGATAATGCTAGAGTCTGAGCCTTCGCCGTACAATTGCGCAAATGGTGGCACAAGAATAGTGCCAGTTACTAGATACGTACCTGCAGGGAAAAACAAACTTCTACGAATTTGTGTGTTGGTCTGGCGGCAATATATCTGATACAATGCACGATTAATAGCGGCAGTGTCGTCGGTTACTCCGTCGCCTGTTGCCCCAAAATCTGTAACAATAGCATAGCTGTCTAATCGAGCTTGAATGCTTTGTGTTACTGGGTTGCCTGATGTAGCTCCTGTTTGTACTGTGTATCCAGCCGCATCTCCTTGATAGGTATAAGCAGTGACATAACTCAGCAGGTCCGAAAACTCTGTTAGTACTTCGGTGTTGCCAACAACTGGGGCGCCTTCGGCAAGCTCACCATTGCCAATGTATAATTTGCGTTCATCAATGGCCCAGCCAAGTTCAGCGCCAGCCAGTGGTTGTGGTAGATCCTGTGCAAGACCTTTGCGTTGGGTAATTCTAGATATTTGTAAAATGGCCACGATGATTCCTCAATTGATCACGTATTTAGCAGATAATACTGTTCAACCTTGCGCCACCACAAATCTCTATATTTGTCAAATTCTGCGCCCTCTAGCACAAACTCTTGATATTCTGGGGGTTTAATGATGTTGAACTGATCATCAAGATCAGGTTTCACACACATTAAAATAACGCCCTTGCGTATTCGAGTGCCGTGCAATTCATTATGTGCTTCGGCATAGGCGCATAACTGTACAAAATAGTCTTCAATCCATTCACGCTTTTTGGGCTTGTTGGTTTGTTTGTAGTCCAGAATTGATTCTTCGTTCAAATGTATGCCAGCGCCATCTGTTGTGCCTGCATAGATACTGGGAAAGTACAGCGGAACTTCAATTCCCCAGAACTCTGACACATTTCGTAGTCCCTTGTCCACAACAACTTTGGCCATGGCATGACTGGGCCAGGTGTAGGGATTTGATCCAGGGTCTTTGATTGCACCATCACGCACATACTGTTCAAGATACGTGTGCATGCGTGTGCCACGATTGGCAGCTTCTGTTGTGATCTGTTGTGCTTTTTCTACGCCCACACTCTTGCGCCAGCGATTTAATGCTTCTATCTTGTCCTGACTTTTGGTTTTGTCAAGTATGGTTGTTACACTGGGTAAGTTATTGCCATCCGGTGTGGCATAGAATCGTTTGCCCTCTAGTACCACACGAGGAATAGGTTTGTAATCAAATTTTGGGTTGTACATTTAGTTTAGATCGCTGAGGCCAGTGGAAATATCATACACTGGTAAGGTAATGTTGGTATTGTTAAAGTGAGTGTGATAGGTTTGCTGATCGTTATGAGACAGTAGTCCATACAGTTTTGAATTTAAAACAAAACTGTTTGTACCGGTTCGTTTGTCGTAATCGGCGCTGAATTTCAAGTAGTCATCAAATATTGATCTCGGAGTCACTTGGTCTGACTGCAACAGCAATAACATGCTTTTGAAGTATTCATGTTGTACTTTGGTTGTGGTATATTTTGTAAAGAAAGGATGTGCCACTGCTGTTTGTAAAATTGAAATCAGTTGTGGTCTATACTCCTGTGGCAGTGATTCTACCATCAATGCCAATGGCCGATTTATGTGTGTGGTTTGCAACCAAATTTCTATGTTGTTTTCGTTACACCAGTTGTACCAATAATCTAACCATTCTACAATGTAAAATATATTGTTAAGACTGAATACTGGTGTTATCAATAAATCGTATTTGCCGGGATAGTTTTTTCTAACATACAAAAATTCATCTAGGCTTGATTGTACCTTGCCGAATTTTGCAGGCCAACGAACATAATGATAGTTTTCGTTTATGCTGTCAATACTGGCCAAGAAAAATATATTTCTAAACTGCAACAATTTATTACGCAACTCTTCAAGATTGATTACTAGGCTTGTGGTAATTCTAATGGACGTTGTGGCAGCCAGATCTTGATCAATCATCCAGTCTAGCAATTTAATAAATCCAGCTTGTAACATGGTTTCTCCACCAATGGGGTGAAGAATAAAATTATCAGTTTGGCTGTGTTTGTCAACGATCATGGCAGTCATTTGCTGCCAATACATGGCATTGTCCGAGATATCTACATCCAAACCAGGCTCAGATGGCACACGCATTTTTTCTGACCAATAACTACTGTCAAAGCTGTTGCAACTTCTGCAGGCCAAATTACAACGATTAGAAAATTTCATGCCAACCTGAAGATCGGCTGGTTTTTTATCCTGTTCAAACTTGTTCAATTGTTCAGGTGAGAAGTCTATTAGATATTTGATTCGTTCACTTTGAGCACCATTTTTTTCAATTGTGCCACACAGATGACAGGCTGCTGGCAACTTTTTGTTTTCAATGTCTGTTTGTAAACTGTTTATGAATTCATTATCTAGTTCTAGATCAGTGTACGAAGTGTCTAGATTACAACATACTGTTATTTTTAGTTTTTCTTGTTGAATTCTATAATCATAATTGTTGTAAGGGCTTACACACAGATGGGGACGATCCTTAATCCACTGTATTTTGTTTTCAATCATTTAAACTCTGAAACTTTCTCCACATCCACAGCGGTCACGTTCGTTCTTGTTGATAAATTCAAATCCTTCATTGAGTCCGTTGCGTTTGAAATCAATAATCATGCCGTCAAGATAGGGTATGTTCTTGGGATCTACAAATATCCTAATTCCATTGCTATCGTAGTGTCTAACACAATGCAAGTTGGGATTGTCTACATATTCTAGCACATAGGCCAAGCCTGAACAACCTGTGGTTCTAACACCCACTTGAATACCCTGACCTTTGCCACGTTTGGCAATGCTCTTTAGTATCTTATTGGCTGCTATATCTGTTACTGTGATCATACTGCAACATCGTCTTTCTTCCAGTTCTTTTTCAAGTTGGTAAAAGTAATAGGCTTGTAGTCATAGGATTCAGGGCAAAACTTACATTGATCAATCATGTTGTCAATATTGCCCAAGAACTCAGCACCACGGGTGTCAAACTCGTCAATGGTCAGTGGCCGGTAACCTCTCATTAACAAGCGGTCTTCGTCTGAAATATCAAATTGATACTGATCATCAAATTCAGGCATCAAGGCAGCCGGACCACACTTGTAGATCTTGCCACGAATCATGTGATAGTTCTTAAAGCGAGCAAACGCACAGTTGTCATGTGCCTTGACAGGATCACTGTTGTACAGTCCGAATCGGCCATTGGGCAATTCTAATATGTTGCTTTGCACAAATTTGTTACTCATCCAGGCATGCACATAGTTTTTGTTTACATCGGTGAACTGAAAGTCTGAACCAATGGGATGTGTAGGATCACTGGTTTCCACAATAGGTGCGGTTAGAAAGTTTCTAATGCGTGAAAAGATTTCTTCTTTATCGTCTGGATTGTGTATACTGATGCCGATCCAGTGCCCTTGACCGTTGCCCAGTGCTTCATACAAGCCCTTGACCTGGTCAATGCGTGTGCCGTTGCTTTGTATTTGCACACCTGAATGATCTGGCCACAGGCGTTTTAATCCCTCAACCCACTTGTTGATTTCTGGATTGAGCAAGGGCTCGCCGCCAAGTATAACAGGATGACGGATGTCAATTTTCTCTGCCCAGCGTTCTAGTATAGGACCGTATTCGTCCCAACTTTGCCATCCAGAGAATTTATAATTGTTGTAGCGATTACAGCCAGTGCAGGTCAAGTTACAAACGTTTGTAACATAAAATTCCAGTTTATCAATTAAGATGCGTTTGGTCATGTTTCTTTCTGTAGTCATCAACTGCGGCCTTGATAGCATCCTCGGCAAGAATACTACAGTGTATTTTTACAGGAGGCAGGGCTAGTTCTTCAGCAATTTCAGAATTTTTGATCTGTGAAGCATTATCTAATGTCATACCTTTGACCATTTCAGTGATCAAGGAACTTGATGCAATGGCTGACCCGCAACCATATGTTTTAAATTTTGCATCTGTAATTATTCCATCTACCACTTTGATCTGCAATTTCATTACATCTCCGCAAGCAGGTGCGCCAACCATACCAGTACCAATATCAGTATCGCTCTTGTCAAAAGATCCGACGTTCCTGGGGTTTTCATAGTGATCTACAACTTTTTCTGAGTATGCCATATTATTGTGTACAAGTTCTTTCTCGGTATGTTTGACCATCCGGTGTTTGGATTTCTTTCCAAGGGGTGCATGATTCTTGCAGTTGCACAATTACTGGTTGTCTCTGAACAAACACAGTTTCTGCTTGCACAGGACGATTAGCAATTGCCGCGCCCACTACACCGCCAATAATGATAGGAACAACCCAGTTGCCCTGACCATAGTGCCTAGCATGACCGTGGTGTCTGTGGCCATGATTCCAGTGCTGTGCCAGCACAGGCACAGTGACCATCAACAATGCTAGTGAAATTAAGATCTTTTTCATTGTGATCTCCTTTGAGTTATTATACTATATATAACGCCTGCAGTCAACCAAATGTTGACAGTTTTGATTAAACGCCGCGGGATTTGTTCATTGCCGATTTAGCGGCATTGGCAACTATGTCTTGTGCTTTGTTAACGGGCATTGTGGCAGGAGCTTCTGGTTCTCCGGCACCTTTGAATATGATTTCTTGTGATTCTGGGGTCATAGGTTCTAACACCGAACTCAGTGGAGGTTGTCCAACAATTTCTTCAATATTGTCTTCGGTGACATTGATATTCAGACTTTGTGCAAGACTAATAAATGCACCTCGAGAAATTTGTTTTTGGGCGCCTTCGTCTTCTGCACGTCCGGCAAGAAAATTGACCAGCCCCAATAGTTCATCGGGACTTGGCGTTGAGGATTCCGTTATGAATTCACGGAATCGCATTATCTACGTGCTCGGCCCAGTCCAGCGCCGCCTGCGGCTGCTTCTGGTTCTACCGGCATTTCTCCACCCATTTCGGGAGCAGGAGCAGCCATGTCAGCTTGCACATCTACCACGCCAGGGGCAGTGGCCATGCCAGCGTCTGGTGCAGGTGCTTGGCCTGTTACCACGCCCAGAGCTTGATCCAAGGCAGCTTTGGCACCTTGTAGATTTTGTACCAGACCAGCAAGAGCGGCTGTGGCATCTGAGTTGAATCTTGTGGCTTGATCCATGCCCACTTGGTTCTTAATAGAGTCAACTAAGGCTGGCAACTCTTTGAACTGCAACTCAGTTACATCTTCTAGCATGCCTTGCATTTTATCAACCATGTCTTGTGCGGCCAAAACAACTTGAGCTTGTTGTACTTCAGATTCGTTCAAACGAGTCATCACACGACGCAGTCGGCTTTCGGCCTGCATCATGGCAGCGCCGGCCACTAGCTTTTGCTCTTCAGGATTCAATGCTTGACCACTAGTGCTCTTTTTCAAGGCTGCAGCCAACTTAGGATCTTTTACTTGCACAGTATTTGGTTGTGCAGGTTTAGCACCTGGAGTAGCGCCTACACCAGCGGCAGGAGCAACAGGAATAGCTTCTTCAGCCATGCGTGTGGTCAATGCCTGTTCCATCATTACCAGTTTAAGGTAACCAGGATTCTGTTGGCTTTGATATCTAGCAGACCCTGAACGATGCTCATGTAGCAGACCTTGCACACGGTGCAACAGGTGTTGAGTCTGTCGCGGTGTTAAACGGTCAAACTCAATGTTAGAGCCAAAGTAACTTTCGAAAACTTTAGCGATTTGTTTTGTTGGCGACGGGGCGGCCAGTTCTTGCAGTTTCATTTGAGAATCCTCTAATTTGCATATATTTAGCCGAAATTAAACATTTCTCTAATTCG